TCTAATGTAATAGAGTTTGCAGTTTGTTCTATCTTTGTATTGGTCTTATTAATTTCTTCTACAGTAAGAGTAATTCTATCATCTTGCTGGTCTATTTTAGAGGTAAATTGTTTCTTAGTATTTTCTAAACTTTCTTTTACTTCATCTATAGAATTAGATAGATTATTAAAATCCGTAGATAAGTTTTCTTTAAAACTTCCAAGCTCTACCTCTAAGTATTTCTCTAATAGACTATCCCATTTATATTTAATTACCTTTTGCCTTATGTTTATACCCATTTTTAAGTGTTTAACAGTTACTATATCTCCTAAATTTACGCTCTCCAAACAACTATAATTTTTATATTCTTCTGTTTTACTAAGCTCTACAAAATCTACCTTATAATTAGTTTTAGGAATATCTATATGTTGAATTTGATATAACTCTTGAACTTTTTCTCTAAGTCTTCTTTTTACATCTGATTCTGTTATACCCTTTTCGGAATCTACTTTTATATCTCCAAAATGCATATGCCTTATTTTAGGAAACGGATATTTATCTAAATTAGGAGAATCTATATATTTTTCTTCTAGCATAATTATTGAATCATTTTCAGTAAGCCCCGTTGGCATAATCCTTGTAACGGCTTCACTACTGTCTAAATCTTCTTCTAGTCCTAAAAGGTTCTTACCATAACTTATAGTTACACCTTTATCAGCACCTATAGAATTAAGTATAGAAATATTAAAATTATCTCTCAATATCTCTCCACCCCATCTACTAATGAAAGAATTTTCATTCTCCGATAAAATAGCTTGTACTGGATTTTTTCTAACATAAAATGCATCAGCTTTATTATCTATATCACTACTAGCTTTAAAATTATGAGGATATTGTGTATTATTTAAAATTCCTTCGAGTGCAACATTAGCATTAACACTTCCTGTTCTATAACTTTCTATAAAATTATCTATTAGATCATAAAAAATATGTTTTGCATAACAAATCACAACCCCCATATTTTTAACTGGTCTGTATATACGAAATAATTGATAACCATTAGGAGTATTAGCTTTCACAATATTATCCTTAATTAAATAATTAGACTTTTTATCGAATATAGGATATTCTAATTCTAATTCGTAGAGACCGTTTAGTTCCTCCTGGACTTCTGCTCTTATACATTTATCCAGAACTGCAAGTCCATTGTGTTCAAAATTAGTTTCCTTGCTATCATATACATTAATTATTTTTATCACCTCTTTAAAAAAGGCAATAAAAAAAGACTTATGAAAAGTCCTAATCTATTGCCTTAATATTTACTTATTTCGCATTAGCTACCTATTGTGTAATTAATCCTTCTTGTTGCATAGATTTCTTTAATTCTATTAGTTCTTGCTTTTGCTCTTCGGTAATCCAACCTAAACGTACTGCTTTAGTTAGTCCCTTTTTTTCGTCTATTCTGCCTGCTAAATAAATCCTTTTTACTGTATCGTACATACTATTCGCCCCCCATTAACACACTTACTGATAAATTATCTATAGCTTGTTTTAATTTAGTTATTTCTAAATCTTTTTCCTCTTTAGCTTTTGTAACCTCTTCGCTTATCTTATTTTCTATTACCTCTTTTAAAAATGGACAGTATCTCATAATTTCATCAAATGTATTCATTATTTCCACGCTCCTAACATCTCATTGATTTTATTTTTTAGATCCTCTGCTGTTGTAGTTTTAAGAGGATTAATTGACTTCATCTTTAAATCTTTATCTGCTAACATCAACAATGTTTTCCATGCACCACCTAAGCTATCTTTAATAAACTTTTCCGCTTCTTCCATAGTAGAAATTCTACTATTTAAATTTGTTGGATATTCAACATTAATGTATGGTATTACTTCTGTATCTGCTACTATATATCTATCTTTAAACATTTTAAGATTTAAAGGTTGTCCAATACTTTCTACAATACTTTCTACAATAGGTTTTTTTAATTTATAATACACTGTTATTGGATTTTTTTTAATCCATTTTTTAAAACCGTCAACATCTTGTGTTTCTAGCTTTTCTTTTAAAATAACAACGGATAATAATTTTGCAGGAGATAAACAAATCCCACCATTATATAAAATTTCTTTTGTTATTTTATCTACGGAGTACGATGCAAAAGTATCGTTTATTATGTTTACTGTATGGTTTGGTTCTTCTGCACAATTATCTATGGTACAGTAAAAGGCGATAAATGAATTACTGTCCCATTCTTCATTACGATACCATTTGTTACTTTCAGTGATTGTAACTTTGCCAACTCGTCTTGTAATAGTTCCATCTGTATTTATAGTATCTCGAACGCCATTTGGCAAACTTCTTAACGGTTCTTTTAAACTAATTGCAATTTTATCTTCTTTATAGGGTTCAAATTTTGTAGCTTTTGAACCTTCCTCAAATTGAATATTTTCTATACTGTGTATCCCTATATTTTCTACTATAAAAGTTATTTTAGCATATGCTGTTTTGTCTGGTGTGGTAATTGTTTTAGAGTTAATTAATTCATTTTTGGATATAAAGTTTTTAGCATTGTCATAGTAATGTATAGCTATGGCAAAAGTATCATCGGGTTGTTTAAAACTAAATGAATAATTCTTATTACTTTCAACTTGGAAATATTCTGTTGTAATACCTCTCCAAGTATTATTTTTTGTAGTTAAAATGATTTTATTATCTTTTATAATAAACTCGCAATCCTTGATATAACCTAATTTTCCGTTATCTATTCTACCACTTACAATTTTATTTAAATCTATTAAATTTTTTCCTATGCTTTTTACTACGACTTGTTTTTCTTTTTTTCCAACACTGTCTAAAGTACAGCCTTCTTCCCATTTTTCTGTATAAGTGTTGTTTTTTCTTTTATAAAGAGTATTTCCTTCTATTTGTATATTTACTATGCCTTCTACACTGTTTTCTAAATTTAAAATGTTAGAATTTTTAGTAATAGTTTTAGTAGAGCTATTCTTTAGTTGTTTCTCTATATCTTCATATTGCGAATTTGCCTCTTTTTTATATGCTTCATAATCTGAATTTTTTACATAATTTTGTGGAGTTAATTCTTGTTTTAATTTATCTGCATTATTAATTGTATTTTGTAAATCACTATTACTTTTATTAGCAGTATCTATTGTAGTATCTAAAGTATTTTTAATATTATTAGCATCTTTCTTTACATTGTTCCACTCGCTTACTCTAGTATCTTCTGCTTTCTTTCTATCTTCTTCATTGCTTATTCTAGTATTTTCATTTTGTCCTCTTTTAGTTTCAGCTTGTGTTCTATTGCTTTCATTAGATTTTCTATTGTTCTCATTAGATTGTCTTTCTTTTTCTCTAACATACTCTTGTTGCATTAAGTCTAAATCTTTATCTGTAAAATAAGTATCATTATATATAGTTTTATCTACTTTCATATTAAAAGTAGTGCTAGTTATCTTTAATAAATTACTATCGAATACACTTATATCTGCCTTAATAAGTCCATATTTTTCTAATACTTCTGGACTTAATTTGATACTTACTTTTCCTTCTCTAGCACTAACTACATCTGCCATATAAAGTAGTACCCTAGTATCTTCTCTTAGGAAGTTAATTCTTACAGTACAGTTAGATAAGTCTAATGCCAAACTATTTTGTAGTAAAGTAATGTTTAATATAGAGTTATTATCAAACTGCTTTAACCCTGTAACTGTACTTACATTTTTATTCTTAGTATCTATCTTTAAATTAAATATCTTATCTATTATAAACACCTCCAATTCGGTATAATTTCTATCTTTTGTACATCACCATTCCAGCTTATTCTATTTTCTTCTTGTAAAAACATTGGAAATTCTCCTTGCATTTTGTTATTGCAATTAGAATTATTCTTATAGCACTCTTGTATAGTAGAATCTAAAGTTATATAGTCTTGTACATCTTTTAGTTTTATAGAGTTATTATTTATATTTAGAGTAATGTTTCCACTACCATAGACTTTAATTACTGGTTCACTTTCATATACAAACTCTGGACTATATATAATAGTAGGGTTTTTTATTTCTATATTAGAATTATCTATATAATATTTGAATGGATCACATACAAAAGTAACTGTAAAATCTCCTACAATATCAATATCTATACCTTCAAATTTCACATTTTTAACTTTAAATTTATAACCTTCTAACCAATTTAAATATAAATCACCTTGTCCATCAAGCCAACTATTGATTAATGTACTATTACGTTCTACATTGTACATAATAGTACATTCAAAAGATAATTCTATATCCTTATAACTCTCTAAATCTTCTGTAAGAGTTCCGTTTTTTCCTACTATTTCTATATAATTAATTCTCCTCTGTGGTTTAGGTAGAGGAGGTCTTTTGTTTATTAGAATTCCTAAATCTTTAGTATTAAATTCAATCCCATTATGATTTTTAAATATAAAACTATACATTAATATCTATCTCCTCTTCTATTTAATCTACTCAATTCTTCACTCATTGGTTTAGCTGTAGCACGTGCTATTGTTCTTCCATCTAATTGTATTACTATATCTCTATCTGCTCCTAATTGTTTTAATGTATCTGCCATAATTCCACTTAATTTTTCTATAGGAAGTACTGCCTCCATTCCTGCTTCTCCACCAACCATTGCTCTGTTACCATTCATACCAAATATAGTTGGTTGTGTTAAAATTCCACCTTCTGCATACCAATCTACACCTAATTTTGGTACACTAGGTGGTGTTAAACTAAAACTTCCATTTATCTTAAAGTGTGGTAATTTAGGCATTTCGATTTTAGGAAATTTAAATTTAAGATTACTAAAGAAACCTTTTATCTTTTCTATTATTTTGCTTATAGTATTTTTAGCATCCTCTACTGGTTTGGTCATTACACTTTTTACACCATTCCATACAGAAGTAGTTACACTTTTTATACTATTCCAAACGGAAGTTATAACACTTTTAATACTATTTACAACACTTGTAATTATACTTTTTATACTATTCCAAACACTACTTGCAACGGATTTTATAGCATTAAATACACTTGTTGTTACACTTTTTATAGCGTTCCATGCAGTAGTTACAACAGATTTAATAGCATTTACTATTGGCACTATTACTGCTTTTATACCATTCCAAACAGTTTGAATAACACTTTTTATATTATTCCATACGGTTGTAGTTATGTTTTTAATACTATTCCAAACGCTTGTTACGACTGTTTTTATAGCATTAAGTGCATTTTTAATATAATCTCCTATGTAATTCCAAATAGTTGTTATTACTGCTTTTATAATTTCAAGAGGTACTTTTATTATTGTAACTAATAATGTAAATGTAGTTTGTATAACAAATTTTATAGCCATAACTACAACCGTTATAGCTGTTTTAATTCCTTCCCATATGGTTGTTACCACATTTTTTATAGTATTAAATACTGTAGATATTACTGTGTTAATAGCATTTAACACAGTTTCTATAGTAGATTTTATACTATTCCATACATTTAAAGTAACTTCTTTTATTTGCCCCCAATGACTTATGATAAAAGCTGCTAATAGTGCAACTCCTGCAACGATTATAGCAATCCAACCTACAGTTCCCATAGTCAATGCTTTTCCTGCTATTTCTATTGCTTGTATAGCTGTTTTAAATTTTTGAAAGAATATAATCGCACTCATTATTTTTCCTGCCGTAAAAACAAAAGCACTAATTCCTACTGCCATTTTGGCTAATTCAACTATAAATTTTTTCTGTTGTGGTGTCATATTACTTAATTTATTACCAAAATTAGTTATTGAAGTTGTTATTTTAGAAAAAGTAGGTGCTAAAACATCTCCAAATTCTATAGCCGCAACTTTCATAGAATTTAATGCTTTCTTAAATTTCTCGCCTGGAGCATTAGACATCTTATTAAAAGCATCATCGAGTGCGTGGGTATTGGTTTTCATTTCTTTCATAGTTTCATTATAAATACTCATACCATTATCAGAAGTTAGCATTAATACAGCGTTTAGAGCTTCTGTACTACCAAAAAGTTTGCCCATAACTTCTGTATTTCCATGTGTTTTTTCTTTAATTTCACTTAAGAATTTACCCCAACCCTTTGATTTCAAAGCACTGGCACTAAAATCAATTCCTAATTTTTGTGCCATTTTACTAGCTTCACTCGAGGGTTTAATAACATTAGACATAGCCGCTTTCAATGCAGTTACAGATTCAGCAGTTGCCAAACCTTGTGCAGTTGTACTTGCTAAACTAGAAAATAATTCTTCCGTAGTTACTCCTAAATTTGCCGCTATCGGTGTTACTTTACCAACACTACTTGTCAATTCACCAAACGACGTTTTACCTTTATTTTGCGTGATCAACATCTGATTAGCTATTTTATCAGCTTTTCCTGCTTCCATACCATAAGAGTTTAAAACTGTAGATAATCCATCAACTGCTGTTGCAGTATCCGTAAAACCACCCTTTGCAGCTTTAGTTGCAGTAGCTACAAATCCTAAAGCTTTTTCCGTAGGTACGCTTGCAGAAATAGTTTGATACATAGATTCTGTAATTTCAGTAGCACCAGCTCCAAAATCTTTACTTAATTTTAAAGCACCTTCTCTTAACTTATCAATTGGAACTTTAGTTGTATCTGCTATGGTACTTACTTTAGCCATACCACCACTAAAATCACTACTTGCTTTAATTGCTCCTCCTCCTAATACACTTAATGGTGCAACTACGAATTTCATCATGTTGGCACCAAGTTTATTTAATCCACCCGATATTTTAGCAAAATTACTTTCGGATTGTTGTACTCTATAACTTGTTTCGTCAGCACTTCTATTTATTCTATTTAATGCAGGTGTTGCTTCATCCCTTACAAATACAGAACCACATATTCTAAATGATTCCATTGTTTCACCTCGTTTCTAGGTAAAATAAAAAAGAGTTAGCTACCTAAACTAACCCCTACAAAATTTTTCCAATATATTATTTGCATTTTTATATGCTTCTTCTTTAGTTACTTTTTTTGATATCACTTGTCTTGTACTATTCCTATAAAATTCTTCAAAACTAATATAATTATCTTTATCCATCCAACAAACCATTTGTACATATTGCATATATAACTTGTCTTTGTTATCACCTTCAATAGCCTTTTGTATAAGTTGTATTCCCTCTTCAATATCTAAAGACATTATGTAATCAATATTTCCATATCTCCTAAGCAATAAATCAATTATTTCGAACTCATCTACTTGGAGAAAAAAGATAAAAAAGATTTAAATACATCACTCTTTAATATTTCTTGTATTACTTCCATTGTTTCATTTAGATCTTGTGTAGCTACATCTTTAGCTTTCTTTCCAATGCAATTACCAACTAACTCATATATTTCTTGTTCAGCCTTATCTAGTCCACTTAAAATTCCTATTACAATATCCATCCCAACTTCTGTTTGGATTTTTTCTAATTCTTCTTTAGATTTACCTTGTACATTTTTAAATAAGTCTTTTATATTTTCAAACATTCCTGTTTTTTTCACTATTTTTAATAACTTAAACATATCTTGTGTTTGTAATTTTATTTCCATAGTTATACCCTCTTTCTGTTAAATTTTTTTATTTTTACAATTTAATTAAACCTTATATTTTAAAAAGTTAAAGGATAGAAATTAATCTATCCTTGTTTTACTTTGTACGGTCTGGATAAAAAATAGCGAATGGTGGATTATCTAAATTATCAATAGAATAGTGTCCTTCAAATTCAAGTTCACATACTATGTCTTCACCATCTTTAGTTTTTATTTTTAATCCTTCTGTATTCAAACAATTAAAAATTTGAATGATAACTGGTTCATCACTTCCACTTATATTTCCAACATAAGTTATATTATCTATATAGTCCTTTTCCTCTATATAATTTTTACCTTCAATTTTCTTAAATTTTTTACTTGTTTGAATAGTTGTATCAGTAACTTTTGCACCTGCTAATGCATATTGGAAAGTTTCTTCTCTAAACTCTAACAAGTTAGCTTTCATTTTTACTTCCCAACTTTCTAATAGTTTAAGCCCTTTAACAGAACCCTTAACTCCATCTACTTTTATTTCTCTAAATTTAGGTTTAGCTTCAAATTCCCCACCTCCACTTGTTGCTCCTAATATTTTAGTTTTTGCAGTTTCTATTGTATCTTTTTCCATATCAAAGTTTACAAAAAAAGCTCCTGCATCAACCATTAAGTTTTTGGCAGTGTTTTCATTAAATCCAGTTATAGTTTTCATTTATATCACTTTCCTTTCTTATTATTTTATTTAAATTTTCTAACTATAAAATGTAATTGTACACGTCTTATGTTCTTGTCCTCATCTTTAATATTAATTCTAAATAAATTATCTTTATTAATAATTAAAAAAAGCTTATCACTACGATAAACTTCATCCTCTAATAACTCTAATTTTTCTACTATATTTTCTATCTCTAACACTTGTTCTTTTTTACCCCAAATATCTATTTGTAAAGGTATATCATTTCGACACTTATTATCAGTTAATTGTAATATATTAGGAATATTATAGACTATTTTAATGTCATCTATATTAGCTTTACCTTCTAAATCTCGTTCTAAATCCTCAAAAAATGTATCTCCATGAATAGATAATTTAGAGTATAGCCATTCCATTAATTCTTTCATTAGTCACCACCTACCCTAGATAAAAAGCTACTTATTATATTATTAATTTCAGAAATATTTTGCATTATAGCATCTTTTATAAATGGCTGTGCGTGTTGCCTAGATGTACCGTTATGTACATATTCAGCATAGTCCACATTAGTACCTATATCAACTCTATTTTTACCATCGTGTTTATAACATAGACTTCGCCTTAAATTACCAGTATCCACAGGTGTTCTAGCTTGTGCTTCTGCTGTTCCGAACTTACCCACTTCCTCAAGTGCTTCACGTATATTATTATTTATATTTTCGCTTACTTCACGAAAATGCTGTTCATATTGCATTTATCATCACTTCCATATAATCATCCCATTCAATTATTTTAGTAATTTCATAGGATTTGTTTTTAAATTTTATAAGATTAGTGTTAATATTTATATCTTCCACATCACAAAACATTCTTTTAGTACAATTAATAGTAAATCCATAATCCTTTTTAGCTTCTTCATTGCTATACGGTTGTATATCCACTAATAAATTTTTAATAAGAATTGCCGGAGAATCAACTACTTGTCCAAAAGAATTTTTGCTAGAAGTGCCTTTTTTCCATATTTCAATCTCTTTATCATAAAACATTAATAACACCTCACATATGGCATAGGAAGTAAACTCGCTACACTATCAGTAATTACAAAAGCAGTATTATCACTATACGTTACACTTTTAGCACCTTGTGTCATAGATTTAATATTTTTATTATCTTTAAAATTATAAGCATTAACAACTATATCTATTGTTGCATCTTGGAAATTTTGTTGAATATAATCACAAGTAAATTTATTAAGATAGTTTTGTATTAGAGTTGTAGCTTTTCTTATGTAGATATTTAAAATAGAATCTTTAGAATTATTATTTATATTTAATAATATTTTTATATCTTCTAACATTTATTTATTACCCCCTCATTTAGAATAAGAGGGGTTGAGTTACCCCTCAATTATTAAGCTGTTTTTTGTTGTACTGTTAAACAAGCTAAAGCATCTGGTTGTACTACTTTAGCACCATATACATATAATCCTTTACAAGCATCAGAGAAACTTTTTTCAGGTCTATATGCTTCTATTTCTGTTACTTGTCCAGCAAATGAGATTGCCATATCAGTACCTGCCATAATAGAATATTTTCCACTTGCTACTGGAACATTATTAGACATTCTTAATTCAAATCCACTAACTGTAGCACCTTCGACAACACCATTTTCTAATATTTTATATTCTTTTGTAAATCTAGGGTCTTTTGCTAATAAGCCTAAATAGAATGCAGGTAATATAACAAATCTTCCTGCTCTTGGTACGTTATTTTCATCTAACTTAACACCTAAATCAACTAAAGTATCATAAGCATTAGAAACTGTTACATCAATAGGTGTAGTAGAATTTCCCATTTTTATTTTAGCATCTTTAACAAAACTAGCTATGTATTGGTCTATTACGTCTTGTATAGCTACACTTGCTCTAGCCATTCCTTTATCTACTAAACCAACGTTGGCTTGTGCCTTATCAATATCATCTACTTTAAAGTTGAAATATTTGGCTTGATCTATTGTAAGTATTGTTTGATTAGAATTTAATTCTTCTGGGTCTTCTATAGTTCCCTTATAGTCCTTAACTGTTACATTACCCATTTGATTTATCTTAACTGTATCACCAAATTTCTTTATTTCACCTTCATAATCTCTATTTACTGCTCCTGCATAAACAAAATTCTTATCTAAGTTTGCTAGTAATCTAGCACTCCATATTGTTGGTATAAAATTTTTAACTGCCATATATATTACCTCTTTCATTTCTTATTATAGTAGTTATTTTTCTTTAACGTCTAATTCAAACTTCTAAAAAGACATAATAAAAAATAGCTAATAGGCTTTATATCATTTCAAGTCCCTCATTAACTATTTAATATTTTTTATTTGTTCCCAATTTTTATTTATTTCTTCTACAGACATATTTTTTAAATCTTCCATAGAATATGTTTTAGTAGATTCTGTTTTTGGTGGTGTGTATCCACCCTTTAATCTTTCTTGCACTTGTTTTTCTACAGCATTTAAAAACTCTGTTTCAAAAGTTTTAATATTTTCCATGCAAGTTTCTGCATCTTCACCTATAAGATATTTACTAAAATCTGTAGGTAAATTCTTATTTGTTAACTCTTTAATAACTTGTAATTCTAATTGTTGTTTTTGGAAAGACTTTCTTTCATCTTCAAACTTTTGTTTCTCTTTTTCAAATTCTGCTTTTGCTCTTTCCTCTGCACTCATTTTAGCAAGTTTTTCAGCTTCAGCTTTTTCTTCATCAGCTTTTTTTCTTTCTCTCTCTAAACGTTTAGAAATTATTTTTTCTAATTCTTCCTGTGTAAATGTCTTTTCCTTTTTATCTTCTGTTTTATCTGTTGCAACATCTTTATTAGTAGTTTCCTTAGAATCTACTGCACTAGATTCTTTATTATCTATATCAGTATTTGTATGTAAATTTTTATTATCTTCCATTTTTATTACCTCCCGTTTAAAGTCCGTATGACTATTCTTTTTTAAATCCATATTGTTCTTTAATGTCTTCAATAAGTAAAAAGACAATAAAAAAAGACATCAATCAATGTCCTGTTGTTCTGCCCATTCATCATAAGTTTGGAATGGTACATATTCTTTTGTAATATTATTTTTACGTAGTTTAGGTTTATAATCACTACTAGGCATATTAATTAAACAACTTCTACAACCAACATGAGTATCGGCAGGTATAGAAGGTTTATTATTATCATTAATATCGAATATTTTACCATCAAGAGACCTACATATATCTGTTGTACGATTATCTAAGGTAGCCATAAACATTTGCTTTTCTATTCCATGTTCTTCTGCGAACACATTATTTACACTATTTTGTACTCTAGTAACCTCATTGTCAACAAGTCTTTTAGTGTTATAAGCATTTTTGTTAAATTTAGTTTTAATATTCTTCTCTATCTTATTAATAGTTGTTTTACCATTTATAAGATTATTTATTTCTTTCTTTAATTGTTTCTCTAATTGCTTTTTATTCTTCCAAAGTCTATTGCTCCAAACCTCACCTTTAATTTTTTCATTAACTATATTTTTTAATTGTTTATCTGTAAGTTTTTTAAGATTAAAGTCTATTCCTAGATTTAATGTATAAGCATCTTTATAATATTTATCTTTAGCAACTGTAGAAAGAATATTTTTTGTAATTTCCTTTTCAGTCTTGTATTCACCAGTAACAATAGAATTTATAATGCTATTAAATTCTTTAGTTAGAGTTTTTTTATCTTTATCTCCAACAGACAAAACTTCTTCTATTACAGTATAAGTTAAAATTACCCTAGCTATTTTATTTAATAATTCTTCTCTATCTTTCTTTTGCTGCTTGTAAATACCTTTAGATTTTTTATCTGCTATATTATAACCTTCTTTTTCAAATTTAAGATATAAGTCTTTATATAACTTATTCATCTGCATCAACTTCTTCCAATAGATTTTCACCTATTAAAGATTCTTCATTTTCAGTTTTAATTTTATTAAGTTCATTTTTAGGATTTTCAATGAAACTTAATTGTGCTAAAGATGTTTCTGTACTAATTTTATCTCCTAATTGACTAACAATTTGACTTACCATCAAATCATCTTGTGGAATGTTTGGTGTAAATTTAATTTTTATATCTCTAAAATCATACTCTATATTTTTTAGAACGTTAAGATATATAAATAAAAATTTAAGTCTAGTTTTAATACAATCAGCAATAGCTTTTTGATTCAACTTGCATTTTTCTTCCAAAGAAATTAATCTACTTCTTAAAGCCAAACTAGAAGTGTTACTCTGCATTTTTTCATTGTGATTAATATGTGAAGTTATTTGATAAATCTTATCCTCAATAGTATTAAGAGTATTTTGAATAAAAGTATCATTTATATTCTTAATTAACCATTCAATTTTACTATTTTTATCTTTAGCTTGTAATACACCCAATTCCTTCATTCGTGGAATATTCTCTTCTGGAATTTGTACCCCTGTTAATACTAAATAAGCATTTCTAAAGTCGCTTATTTCATTGCTTATGTCGGATAGGTTAGTTTCATAAGCATCTTGTAATCCTTTTATATCTTTGTAAACAGTGTTATCTTTACCTTCTTCACTTAAGTTAGCTAATCCAACTGGAACTTGTCCAAAAATATGTGGTGTAGGTTTATTTATTTCCTTAAATTCCTCATCAAAGTGATAAATAGAATTGCTATCATATACATCAATATATATTTCATCTTTAAATTTTAACTTGAACATATGTAGAAAATATTGTATGTTGCCAAAATCATCAATAACTGCATATCCATTTTCAGGACTTATTATTTTAGAACTAAATTGACCTTCTCTATCTACATAATAGAGTTCATAAGCCAATGAATATATGAGCATATTTTTAGCTAAATTGCTATCATGCCCCTCACTCCAATGGTCAATATAATAATCTATATCATTAATTATATTTTCATCACCACTTTTAGATATGTAGGTTACATCATTTCCAACACTATAACTAACTTCTTCATTTATCAACTTTTTAATGTAGTTTACATTAATCTTATTGTTACTTCTTTCAGTTACCATTTTATAATTTTTAATAGCATCGGTATTGCCCTTATAATATTCATACATTTTGTTATATGTACTTTTATTTAATTTAAATTCTTCATAAGCTTTTTTTAATAAATCTATATCCATTTATTTTAATCACCTCCATACGGCTTTACATTCTATTAGATAAATGCCAATTATATATTTGTAAAACAGAACTTAAATTTTCTTTACCTACATGGTTTATAATTGTTTTAACTATTTCATCTTTAGATTGCAAATTTTTTATGGTTTCTAATGTTATTATTAATTTATCAATATTCATTTTTTCACCTCTTTCTTAGAAAAATAATCTTCTATCTAATAATTGTAAATTTGATATGACTTCTATTGTGTCAAGTCTATTACTAGCTTCAGCCACACAATCTATAAAGTCATCATGTAGAGTATATAATTGCCCTTGGAAGTCCATCATTTGGTCTATAGCTTCTTTCATTACTCTATCTTTATTAAATATAATTCTTCCATTGTTAATACTATCAACTACTGTACTAATCTTTTCATCTTTATTTTTTCTTTGCATTTCATTTATAAATTCAAATTGTCTATTACATAATTCTTTATCAATCGCAATAAACTCTTTTAACTTATCTAAATCTAATCCCATATACGTATTCTTTTCTATAGATATATGTGTTATATCTTCAAATTTCTTTAATATATCGCATATATGTTTTATGTATTCTTCAAAAGATATAAGGTGTAATATCTCACCTTTTCTTACATATTTAAAATCATTATCTGCTAAAGATTCAACTACGAAGGCAAAATAATCCCCACTTTTTTTATTTTTAATACCAGCAGGATCTATAGTTAGAATAGTTTTTATAAAATTATGCTCTTCAATTTCTTCTGTAATTTGTACCACGTTACTCTTAAACCATTTTTCTCCTATAGAAGTAGCATCATTCATTAACTCGCTCATAAAAGAAATTCTATTTTCCCAATATGGAATAGCTAAATCACTAAAACAATCCCATTTCTCTTCCCAAAGTACGGGGAACTTCATTTCTTCATAATTTTGTTCATAAAATTCTTTTGCTTCTTCTTTAGGATTATGAATTTTATCATTAAAATAAATTTTCTTACATTGTAACCATAACTTAGATTCAAAAATATCTTCTACTGTTTGATTAGGTTCTAATATAATTGCTCTTTTTAAAATTGTGTAATAATCATTATTTCTACTTAACCTAGACATTAAACAATCTTTATGTAAAACTGTTCCAATAGATATTATTTTAGTAGCAGCCTTTATTTTCTTACCTTTACGATAAACAGCCTTATCTCCAACTTGCTCAATTTCTTTAGTCCATCTATTATATTTCTTTTCTCTAGCATCTTCTGTTAATATATCTTTCTCGTCTTGGTAATCGTCTGCAATAACAACTGTTGGTCGTATCCCCTTAAAGTTAGCACCTCTTACAGAACTACTAGACCCTACTGCTCTTATGTACATTCCATTTGTAAACTCTATTTCATTTGCATTAACTTTAAATTTTCTATTATTAATTAATTCTCCAAAGTTATTAATTATAAATTTATTTTCTTTAAATACCTTTTTAATAGAATCAACAAATTGTGTAGCATCATCATCTTTTTTAGCACCTATTAATGTAAATTTAGATTTTCTATAACATATCAACCAAATAGAAATTGCTAAGTCAAAGATAGTTGTCTTTGCAAAACCACGAGGACAAATAATATTCACTTTATCCATTTTATCTTCTATAAAAGTTTTATTTGCAATATCCCAGAGATTATAATGTTCTTTACTTAAATTTCTAGCTTCGTTATTGTCTTTAACAACAAATATATCTTGTAAAAAATATAAACAGAAAAATGCTATATCTTTTTCACCTAATGCAATACATATTTGATCTAATTTATCTTTATTTTGTTTAATTAATTTTGTTGATATGTCTTTAGAATAGTGTTTAGATAAATATTTATATAATATGTAGGTATTATATTCTGCTTGTGTAAATTCTTTATTATCGTAGTAGATTATTTGTACCACCTCCTATTACCTTGAAGTTAAAAAATATAATAAAATTTTATATGACTTAACAACGCCACTTTTTTATTTCTAATTTTAGAACCTACCCGACTATAATAAAAAAGAAGATAGATTATTTATCTACCTTCTAAATCCCTTTTAATTCTATATACAGTTGTTCTTCCTAGTCCTGTCTTATCTACTATATCTTTAATCTTATATCCTTCCCTTAACATTAACTCTACTACATCAGCCTTATCATTTCTCCTGTTAGGTCTTCCACCTTCTCTACCTCTAGCTTTAGCACTTGCTAATCCTTCCTTAGTACGTTGACTTATTAAGTCACGTTCTAATTGGCTTAGTCCTGCCATAACAGTTAAAAGAAAAGAGTTGTAAGGATTATCTGTGGTAGTATCTAACCATGTATCTTTAATACTCTTTATACTAGCACCTTTATCTTTTATCTTTTCTATTATCTCTAATAAGTCTTTTGTACTTCTACTTATTCTAGTAAGGTCAGATACTATTACTACATCATCTTTCTTTAATTCATTTAACATTTTATTTAATTGTTCTCTATCTCTTTTAGTACCTGTTATCTTTTCTTTGTAAATATTTCTAATATCCACCTTATATTTAACTAGAGCATCTATTTGTCTATCTAAAGATTGTTCTTCTGTACTTACTCTACAATATCCAATTAACATACCGCCACGTTCCTTTCATATATCTTATATTATATTAATAATATACCATAAACGTACCATAATGTAAATAGATATTGGTACGTTTTAAGAAACATTTTTAATAGTTATGAACGTCATAAATACGTTAATCAAATACGTGTACCATAAATCACCGTTTAAGGTACAATAAAAGTTTTATTTTATCCACTCTTAGTTAGCTTTCTTTTTATCTAATGCTATAACATTATCTGTTTTAATATCTTCTACTATATTATCTAAATTAACAAAATCATCTTTCTTATCCTTATCTTCTGTTACATCTTGTGTTTTATTAGTTGGAGTACCCAATATTCTATTTATTAAATATGTTAACGTATCTGCTCTAGTCTTATCAGATATGGAGGTTAAAGCTATCTTCTCCAATTCTGTAACATATTTATCTAAATTTTTAATTATTCTATTATTACCCTCAGTTTTAATCTCCTGTATACATTTGTTCCAGTTATCTTTCCATTCCTTCTTTTCCATCCATCTGTATATTGTCTTTCGTTCAACACCAACTACTTTTGCCGTATCTGTTATAGTTTCACCATTTAGTAACAATTCCATAGCTTTCATTTGTTCCTTATTTAACATTTTTATTCACCTCTTTTCTATTGACACAAAGTCCCATTAACTGTACCCATACACTTTTAAAAACAAAAATATAAACACCCAATTAAGAGTGTTTATAAATCTAATTAATTATTTAATAATTCATCTAATTTTTTAATAACTAACCAATTCTGTTTTATTAATATATCATTCTGTTGCATTTGTAAATACTGAACATTCTCTGTACTAAATACAGCACCTAATTTCATTAATTTTTGTGTTAAATAATCATCCATTATGTTTTTTATCATTTCTTTATCATTCAAACTTAAATCATTCAAATTATTATCTTTTAAATAGCTCTCAAACATTTCTTCTTTTGTAATCTTTTTATCCTCTCTCTTACTAAATAACCCCATAGCAACTCTCCTAAAATTTTAATATTATATACATTTATTGTAACATATTTATCATTTCAAAAAAAGATATTTTTCTAGTTGACATTTAAATTTAATATACATAACCATAAATATGTAAACTAATAATATAATTAAATTTTTGCATAATAAAAACAGAATCCAAATCAATGAATTCTGCTATATAAAATAACTTTTTAAATTATATTCTTGATCTATTATCTCTCTCACTTTCTCAACAATATTACATTTATAAATTCGTTTATTATGAGTAAATGAATTCATAAAACATTCTGCTATAAATTCTTCAACATCTTTATTTGCATATTCTGTTACTTGTTCATTTATTTCTTGGCATCCTAATGTATCATATATCTCTTTAATTTCTTCATTTTCATCTATACCAAATTGAGATGCTAATGCATGAGCAAATTCGTGTATCATAATAGCCCCAAAATCATCTGTATATTGATGATTAAATAATATAAGTTTATCTTCGTATATATACTGCCCATAATAATCTTCTGTTTCCAAGTAATCTTTGCCAAATTCATTAATTTTAAATGTTATTTCATGAGACTTAGCTTTATTATAAGCATTTATTAAAGAATTTCTAGCTTGAATTTTATCTTTATCAGTTTCAAACTTATTATAACTATCTATTGTCTTTTTTATATTATTTAAACTACATCGCTGCCTAATCTTATCATATGAATATTTATCACCAATTTCATTAATTACAACATTAGGATATAATTTATGTAACATATCAAATGTGATCGTTATAATATTAATATCATATAAAGTTAACGAATCTTCAAGCCAATAACACTTTATATTTAAATCATTGTAATATTTTTTAATTTGATCTAAATTTAAAAACATGAGAATTATACACTCCTTCACGACATATTATAAATTGATATATTCTACAACAAAATCTCAATTTCCTTCTAATAATACATTTTTATTCTTATCTTTCTCTATTTTCCATTAAATACAGAAACATCTCACTGTTTACTTCCTTAAAGTTCCTAACAAAATCTTGCAAATTTCCATCAAATTTATATTCTAACAATGCATCTTGTAATTCTTGTGTAGCTGTATAAACATATGCAACAAAATCTTTATTTTGTTTATGTATAATTTTCTTTCCTATTTCCTTAATTCCACAAGATTTTAACCATGCAATCTTATTTTTCGATAATATATCTATGTGTTTTACCTCTATCACTCGTCGTCACTCTCCTCAATCTTCTTTTAAATTTTTCTTGCTTATTCTTAAAATCTTCTATTTGTTCTTGTATATCGTCTTGTCCATAAGCACAACCCCCCATTAATTTTAATAAAAGGTATCCCAAATATGAGACACCTTTAGATATGTATAATATGTATAAGTTCTAATTTATAATTAAATATGTAATTCTACTTTTTTTCTATTACACCATTTATTATTTAGCCATTCCTTGTACTCTTCTATTCGTCTATCTTTTCCAATTCTATGTATATAACCACTTGCAACTCCAAACTTTTCTGCTACATCTTTAGCACATTCTCCTTTATGCAAGTTATCTAATATTTCAAATATTTCTTCTTTACTTAATCTGCATCGAGGATTGTTCTCTCCCTGCTGGGCTTTACACATATTACTTGTATCTTTAACTTTTGCATTATGTCTACCACCATGTCGTTGCTTATTAATCAAGTGCCAACCATCTACACGTGTAACATATTCTTTCATTACCCAATCTTCTCTATTTTCTAATTCTTCTATTGCACATTCTTCAAACACGAAATATTTTATTCTATTTTCATTCTGATTATATGCTTCTTGTAACTCTATGTATCTATGCTCATTATTTTTTAAAAAACATTTATGATAGCTCCACCTACGTAAAATATCTGCACTTTGTCCCACATATAAATTTCCTGTTTTTTCATCTATTATTCCATAAATTCCCACCATTATTTACCAACCACCTTTGATTATTTTTTAATTTTTAAATAAATAAAGAGGACAGGTTTTTTTATTCCCCGTCCTTGACTTTACAATATGTATATGTTACAATTAATATGTAGTATTATATAGTTTTTTATTTAAAAGAATAAAACTACTACCATCTGTAGCCACAAACTTTTTTTGTGGTCTTTTTTATACTTCTTATGTATTCTTTTAATTTTCTTTATTAATTTCTTCATTTTTTAATTTCCTTGCTAACTCTTTTGATTTTTTATTAATTGTGTATGCTCCAATCGCTAGAGTAAATACGCATCCAACTATAAATCCTCTAATAAACATTAAATCACCTTCACTCTAAAGTTTTTTTATTTGTTTTCTTAAATTATCCATAACATCTTTATTTGTAACGTTAATACTATAAAAAAGTTTCTCTTGCTTATTAAATTTTTCTTCTAACTCTTCTGCCGTTCCTTTTTCTATTGCTCCCGCATTTGCCAATCTCTCTAATGTTTTTAAATTAATTCCATAATATTTTTCTAAATTATCCATATTTCTCACCCTTGTGCCTTTCTCACATTTTTATATTGTTATCTCTGTATTATATGTATATAAAACTCCACCGAGATCCGAGAACCTCTTCTTTTCCTTACTTAATTTCTTCTGTATTTTAATCTTCTCTTTAAAATTCGTGTACGGTATTGCTTCCACGACTGTTATTTTCTCTACTCTTGCACAGTACATCCACTCCACCTTCTTAACTTATTTTTAGTAAAATCACCGTTGCCAACATTGGTAATGCAACTTCTTAACTTATTTTATTTTCTAATTGTTTTATTTTCTTATTTCTATGTGCTATCTTTTGTCCTCTATGTCTATTCTCAGCTATGTATTGTAGGATTTTATAACATTCTGCGATATTTAATGTACTTTCTTTAGCGACTTTATCATGCAATTCCACCAATCCTTTTATAGCACTTTCGCACCTTACAACTCTAGTTTTAGTATCTAATTCTATTGCATAGTCAATAAACTCTTTAACCAATTGTTTAACATCATCAACATTGCTGTCAGAAAAAGTATTTTTAGTTCTTCTGATACTAAACCTAATTTTATTCCAATCCTCCAAAGACATATTACCTTTTTCATTCATTACATCATCAATTTCTTTTAGCTTTTCTTCCATCTCATTAAATTTATTAATGTAATCAATTTTAAATTTTATCGCCTTTGCTCCTGTAAATCCCATTGCAAGTAAAGTAAATCCATCTTTAGTAATCTTGTATTCCTTGTATTCTTTTCCTCTGGAAATATAGGTGCTTTTAATAAAATAATTTTCAAGGTGGGAAATCCCACTTTCAATCAAATCATTAATTACACCTTTATTTTTAATATTATTATTAGAATCCCTTCTACCTTCAATAGAATAAATAACTTCTTTATGCTCCTTTTCAAAATCCTTTGCTACCTCTCTACTTGTAGCAAACACCTTTCCATTTTCTGTTACTAATTTTATACTTGTTGCCATATTATCACATCCTTTTTAATATTTTTTATTTTACGGGGACAACAATTACCCATATTGCAATAGAAAAAGTGATAGAGGACAATCTCTTGTCCCCACAAAGCATCCTCTACCACCAAAGAATGTGATAGAGTAGTTTTCTACTCTAATATAGGTATTGTTAAATTGTTTATTGGTAGTTTTTAAATTGGAAAACTACCAAAAACCTATGTACTTTAATTAGCTCCTCGTTTTACGGTAGAGGTTCACCCTATGTATAATAATATTTTTAAATTAAATAGCTTGTTTAATTTCTTGTGGACATAACACATCTCTTGCATCGTATAATGCGTGTACGAAATTCATAAAATAATCTATTTCTGCTTGCGTTTCTTTTACTTTTCTACTTTGTTCTAATATCCTAATGTTTACATCTATTATGTTATCTACATTTTCTTTATCCAACGCATTTTCCAAGCTGTTAATGTAATTACTTATATAACTATGCCAATTTCTTGTTATGTTTCTTCTTTTATTTATATCTACATCGTAGATTTGGTAAATCAAGTTTTTAATATTGCTTTCAAAATCTTCACACACGTTTATTGTTAAATATGTATATTGTTTCTCATGCTCTAAATCTATTATTTTAATTTTCATTCCAAAATCTTCTTCAATTTCATTTGTTAAAGGTATTACAGAAACTTTAAAAATTATATCTCCATTTCCTCTAATATTTAATTCCTTTTGTAAATTTTTTGCTTGTTGCTTTAATAATTTTTCCATAAATAAACCCACCTTTTCTTTTTTTATTTTTGTATTTTTTATTTTCGTATTGACATATAACATTGTGTCATGTTATAATTATTATGTATATACTTTTTAAATTTAAAAAATATATACGGCTACTCTCACTCGCCGTCATTCTCTGTCTTGCAACTTTTAGATTTACTAGCCACAACTTAGTTTTAAATCTATTCAGATTAGGAGATTAAATAGTACTAACAACCTTTTTAAAAGTTATTATCTCCCATATAAAGTGAAAATAAAAATTTCTCATTTTTCTTATAACCGTTGGTATTAGTGACTTACAGCCATTTTAAAAATCTACTTATGAAAAATCCGTGCATTTTTTTCAATATTTTTTATCCTAGTTTCTTATATTTAACTCCATATAAATCTATATCACCATTTTTACTTCTGTAGATTGTATTTGTATTTGATTTTACTATAAAACAAGATAAAAATAATACCGAATCCAATTCATACAAATGTTTTAATATGCCTCTTCCTATTTTGACATATTGTATATGTTTTTTATTATCTATATTGAATTGTTCTTTTAATTCTTTAATTTCATGTTCTCTATTCACTTTTCTTAAATCTTTAATTTGTTCTTTTAATATTTTTCTATTGTTATCTAAAACTTTTATAGCTTTTCCTAATCTTTTAATTATTGAATATATAGTTACTTTATTTAATGTAGTTTTATCAAATTTTTCTTTATATTCAGCTTTGATTTCTTGTACCTGTCTATATCTTTCTTTAACTTCAATTTTATCATTTTTATATACGTTAGCTATTTCTATTTGTTCGTTAGCCACTAATTCGGTAAATTTAGATATTTTCTTTCTGTCAGCCTCATTCATTTTTTGTTTAATTAATAAACTTTTTAAGTCTATAGTTTTGTTATTCTCTAATTTTCTATTAACACGATTCATGATTGCAACTAAGTAATCCATGCCAGTATTATATTTTTTCCACTTATAATCCTTACCACCATCTAAATACTTGAAGAAAAATGGTCTAGTCTTTTCTGGTAAATATTCTTTGGCTCTTATCTTATCTAATTCTTTTTTAACATTAACTGGACTAGATTTTTTGGCAGAATCTATTACAATACAAGATAGTACATTAAGATTACTTATTTCTTTATATAATTCCAACAACTCATCTTCCGTAGCTCCATGATATTTCTTATCCCAATAAACACTATTTAGCATCTGTACTAGATTAATAACTTCTCCTATTTTACCTTCGCTACATTTTATATCTGTATCGGCTAAATCTTTTGGGGTGTAACTTCTATCTATTTTTGTTTTTGGTGTAAAATCTGTACTTACTAAAAATCTTTTAATTATTTTACCATTTAAGGTTATATTTTCATTTAATTCTTTACATTTCCTAACAAGTAATTTATCATTTGTAATCAATGTAGCATCTCCATCAAAATCCATAGATGATTCAAGCTCCATGATGTTCCACCCTATACTACTAATAAAAATTACATTGTCTGTAGGATTAAAGTATTTATTAATTATTTCATTTGGTTTATTTTTCATTACAGTAACATTACTCATAGTTGGTTGTGGACTTCTGACAGCTAATATATCTTCATTTATATTATATTTCTTACAATAACACTCACCTTGTTGTAATGTTTCACTAACACCATTAAACTTACCTATACTAGCTAATAAGTATTCATATGGATTATTTACAACTACGCTATATGTACCATTTACAAGAACATGACCTTTTTTAACATTCTTTATGTAATTATTGATAATTTCTTCTCTAAATTTCTTACATATCTTAGTATTAATAAAATCCTCATTTATTTTTAACATATTCAAAATAAATTCTGAATTACTTTTAAAATCCTCTAATTCTGTTGTATTTACATTATAATTAATTTCATTTTCTAATATTTCTTTTAACGTTCCATCTTTTAGTAATCCTAAATGTAATTTGAATACAGATAC